ACATTTTCAGAAATCTGCTGAGCACCAGGCTCCTCGTTCAAACGCTTCTCCTTCAATCTTTAACTACGCTCGCCGTGGTCGTGGCGTGCAGGGCGAGTCCGTAAATTCTGGAAGCAATCCCAGTTTCATCATTTCGCGTCGAAGAGGCGGAGCAGGGTTCTAGTTTCCGCTGAAAAAAAGAAGCCACTGGCCTACACTAGAAAAGACATTAGGAGTCAAAATGACCGCACAGTTTGCAATTGATGGAAAGCCAGGCAAAGCCTGGAAGGTTACCTCGTACATGGGTTGGCGTATGCACCCAGTGTACAAAGAGAAGCGCCACCACAACGGTACCGACATTTGGTCGAGCAAAGAGCCATGTGCAATTGAAGCCCCCTATGCAGGCAAGGTTATTGCGGTTGGAAACAATCCCGCAGGCTTTGGTAACTATGTCATTCTTAAACACAAGATTAAAGGCCAGTGGTACACCACACTTTACGGTCACATGGCAGATGGTTCCGTAAAGGTTAAGACGGGCCAAAAGGTCGAAGCGGGAACCGCTCTCGGAAAGATGGGTTCGACAGGTACTTCGACTGGTAAGCACCTCCACTGGGAACTCCACAAAGGAACGCAGCACACGTGGAATGCCACAGGTGCGGGGTACATTGAGCCCGTTAAATTTTTCAAGCACCTCATTGAATGGGAAAAGTCCATTGCAACAGCGCCCATTGAAGCAAAGGAAACTGACCCAGTAGCTGAAGCACCTACCCACGATGATGCAGGGGCAAAGGCAGCTGCCAAGGTAGCCGCAGAAGCGGAAAAGCCCGCCCCCAAGCCTCGCTTCATTCGTCCCGTAAACGCGGGAATCTCTGACGATTTCAACGCGCACAAAGCGCGCAAGTCCGTAAACCCTGGAACTGACTACGTTGTTGGAATCGGAACGCCTGTAGTAGCAGTCGCTGACGGTGTAGTTGTGGGAACAACGACCTCCATCTCGGGTGCTGGCGGACGCATGGTGTGGCTCGACACGACCACTGATGGCTACAACTTCGACTACCTTCACCTGAGCCGTGTTGACGTTTCTCCTGGACAAGCAGTCAAGCAGGGACAGGTTGTCGGACTCTCAGGTGCTTCAGGAAAGGGCTCGGAACGAGGCTACGGTCCGCACCTCCACCTCTCCGCTCGCATCATGGGTAAGCACGTAAACGGTGCGGGAAACTTTGACTACGAAGCGTTCCTTGCCCAGCAGGGCGGAGCAGCTGTTGCTCCGTCGGCTCCTGCCGCAACGGGCGCTCGTCCCACCGTCAAGCAGGGCTCAAAGGGCGCTCACGTAAAATACTTGCAGAACAAACTCGGCATCACCGCAGACGGTGACTTTGGACCAAAAACTAAGGCAGCAGTCGTAGCATTTCAGACAAAGAATGGGCTGGTTGCAGATGGCATCGTTGGCCCAAAAACATGGAAAGCAGTTGGCTAAATGACCTTCAAAGAAAAGTTTGACATCTTTCTCGGCGTTGTAGGAGAAATCCTCTGGCGCGGATTCGGTATCTTCTTGTTCATCCTCGGTGGTGCAGCAGGTTCAGGTGCCGTAATTACAGGCGACCCGATGACTGGTGTTCTCATTGCATGGGTAACTCTCATGCTCGGTGTAGTCGGTGCGGTCGGTTACGCCATCGCTACCACAGGTCGCGCGACTAAGAAGACCGTTTCTGATGCAGCAAACGACGCTGTCAAGAAGTTCGAAGAAGACACTCAGAAGTAACGCATGGACACCCTGGCGCTAGTTACAATGGTCGCGTCGACCATTGGTACGACCATTGTAATAATCGCCCCTCTGTGGAACAAATTCATCAAATTCACGAGAAGTTGGGATGTATTTATGCGAGACTGGTCAGGCGAAGCTGCTCGTCCTGGACATGACAAGGAACCTGGCGTAATGGAGCGCCTGAACAATCTAGACGGACAATTTAAGAAAAATGGCGGGGGGTCCATGAAGGATTCTCTCGACCGAATCGAGCGAAAGATATCGTCAATCGATAAGCGCCTTGCTGAAGGAGACGCTCGTTTCGAATACATCGAAAAGGAAATAAACAAAAATGTCTGAAACAGGAATTATGGGTTCTAGCGGAGAATTCCGTACGAACGCCAAGAACAGCAGTGGCGGTTCAGGTGGCGGTGGCCTTATTGGTCAAGCCGCGGGCATGATTGCCGAGAGTGGCGCACGTCGCCAGAAGATGTCGCATGAGCAGTTTTTAGCGGTTGCTCACCACGCCTCAATCAAGGCCCAGGGAAAACAGGTCCGCAAGACAATGAAAAAGTCTGCTGAACTTCAAGCGGGGTTCATCACTCATGCTAAGAAGAGCGGTCTTGAGTCAGCTAGTTCAAACATGCAAACAGGAGAGCTGAGCTTTAAGATTAGGGCACCTCGCCAACGCAACGCCACCGCAGCGCCAGCAGCAGAGCCAGCCAAGCCCGCAACTACCCGTACCCCATCTAAATGGAACGCACGGAACCCGCACCCGAACAACCCGTTCGCAGCGGGAAGCAAAGAGCACAAGGCGTACAACACTGGTACCTCTTCTCAGCGCTCAACAATGACACGTCAATTCAAGAATGGACCCAAGTAATGAACAACTGCGCTAACTGCGGTGAGAAGGCTACCCTCGTTTACAGCCTTTCGAATACCCACAACATCTACTACTGCGAGAAGCACGCTCCGCGTTCTCTTCGCCCCATCCTCGTTCCTTTGGCTACTGCGGCTGAGATTGCTGAGAAGGCGGCTGAGGTCAAGAAATCGACAAATAAGTCGAAAACTTCCACTGTTATCAACTCCACTCCCAATGAGGAGGTTGTAGACTCGAACTCTAACGAAAACGAGCCTACAGAGGAAGAGGTAACAGACAATGAATCCGACAACTGATTCGGTAGAAGGCTACGCATGCCCCGTCGACCCGATGGACGCATTGCAGTGTGAAAGCTGCCAGTAACTAGTGGCTATCATCAGGAGGCATGCCGTCCAGGGACATTGGGTTCCCTCGACGGCTGCCCCTGCATACGGTCCGTTCCCCCCAGAAATTTACGCGGCTAACCCCCGCGCAGAAGAACCCGAATATCACGGAGATTCACTGCACGAAGCACTTGATGACGTCCGTTTCTTTCGTTGTAAAGAGTGCAAAGACATCATGTATGAGTACATGATGGACGACCACATCTGCGAAGACGACGACTACTACGAGTAGCGTTTAGCAGGTATTAACCCGCGCTGGTTGATAACCTGAAATTGCCTGCCCTGCAGGCAACTACATTCGAATGTAAGGAAATCATGACAACTAACGAAAACGGAAACCTGTTGGATTCATCAGGTAACGTCGCCGTCGACTTTGTGTGGGGCGGCTTTCCGCTCCAACCAAACGACGTCCGCGAAGAAAATGGCGGCGAACTTCTCGTTGCTACTCTTGACAACCACTCCATTGCCTACGAAGGCTGGAATGGTTACCCGCTTTACACCCCCGACACCGAAGGTGCAGAAGGCGCTGGCTATATCGTAGTTCGCAGCGTTATCGGTGAAACCACGGCTAATGCAACCGACATCTTCGAAGATGCTGGTCTCGTTGTCACGGTTGGTTCAGCCGCGACGAACACGGCTAAGTCGATTACACGCATCAATGTAACGTCGACCACGGCAGCTACCGTCTACACCACTACTGCAAGCACCGCTTACACGGCTGGTTCTAAGGTTACGATTGGTGCTGGAACGGGTATTCCCGCTGCACTTGTTGGGACCTGGACAGTAACTTCCACCAACGCATCGTACATCGTAATTGCTGGCACTGGTTGGACTGTTGCCGACACAGGCGCAATTACTCCTGCCGCTTCACTCAAGGGTGTTGTTGGAACCATCAAAACCCAGTCGCTTGCTGCTGGGGCTAACTCAATTGCTGTTGGTGCAGCAGTGACCATCGTGGCTTACGCCAGCTAAGAAAAGAGAAACTCATGACTTCATATTCACGAGACACTTCTGGGGAAATCCAGATTGACTTTGTATGGGGAAACATGCCCCTACAGCCCAACGAGGACCGTGACGAGAATCTCGACGATACTCTCGACAACCACACCATCGCTACTGAAGGATGGTCAAACTACCCTGCGTACATTCCCAACTACAACGGGCTCCAGCTGTTCGACGCCTTCGGAAACGTTATCTCCGAAAACGACGGATACTTTGGGGATAAAGTTCCCGATGATGACCCAGAAGTTGTCATTCCTAACTTTGTTCGTTTGACGGTTACAGCGGCTGGCGACCTTGCAGACTCGAAGAACCTTGACCTTTTCGCTGTTCCCCACTACCTCACGGTTTCATACGTTGAATCGACAGGCACTACTGTCCGTGTTTACGCTTATGACACCGACTATGGTGACTGGAGCAACCAATCCGACGCAGCCCTCATTGGTCTTCGTCAGGGCGACCAGCTCTACTTCACGCAACTCGAGGTTGACGAAGAGCCGACCGACTTTGGCACCATCACGGTTACCGAGGTCAACAACGACGGTAACGACTCGTGGTTTGAGTTTACGTCAAGCACCGCCCTTAACCTGGACGCTGCAGCAACTGGTTCCGCTTGGGCTGGTCCTAACCTTGTTAACATCGTTACGGTACAGCGCTCTAACCGCACTGCCCCAGGAATGGTTGCAAACGAAGGTCGAAACATCAACGTTCGCTACATTTCGCTGGACTAACTAGCCAATGGCTAACGTAGGTCCGCTCCCAGCTAGCCAGGGCCCCTCCCAAAACGGGATGGGGTACCCTGCGCGAGAATCGCTGGGAGCGGACCTTTCGACATTGCTCTCCCCTAATGGACAATCGGGCGAAGCGGCAATTAGGAAACTTCTTGGTGCAAACAAAGGGTATGTAAAATACGACCGACTTGCCGCTGGTTACGGAAATGACAACGCAGCGGTTGAAGCGTTAAACCTTACCGCCATTGGACCAAACGGTCGGTATAACGTCACTGGCGCAGCAGGAACTCTGTATGAGCCCATTTTCCGAGACCCAAGCATCAACCGCGGTCCAGCGGAGCCTGGTGATGAGTTCGGTGTTCTACCCAGTACCGTAGGCAGCGTAGACGCAGCTATCATCACGGATATTCCAACATCTTCTACAAATTACTCTCGCCCCCGCACCGTAGCGGCAGGATACGACGAGTCCAAGAAGACCATGACAGTTGTCTTCCGAGATGGTACGTTTTATAATTACTACGAAGTAACTCCTCAAGAATGGTCGTCGTTCTACGCGTCCTATTCTAAGGGGTCTCCCTGGCTTAACCGTGGTCACTCTAAAGGTAAAAACGGTAAGCCCCCGCGCCAGACACAGGACGGGTTGTTTGTAAACAAGCCACGAGGGTATGCGGATGTAACTACCATTGACCCTCGAGTACTTGAGCAACTTTACCGCGTATCACGCGCACAACAGATTTCATCACGACCAAGCTCCCGACGTAAACGATACTCGGGCGGCGTTACCTAGGAGCATAGTGCCAAAGTTACACGACATCGGACCAAATCATTTTGTACAATTACTCGACTTTCCTGTAAAATGGGAATGGCGTATTTGGACGACTGGGTGGACCCAAGAAATCGAAGAACCGTTTCGTACTGCGAAACCCGTTATCTTTCGACTACCATCGCATAAGGCGCTTGCTTTTGGCAAGTGGACTGGACAAGCGGAAAACGAAGAAGACGCACTAAACCGAGCATTGGAGAGGCGAGATGTCACTTATGACGACTTTGTGGAAGAAAAAGGATGGGTCCCAGCCCCAGACGAAGCTGGAGAAGCGGATAGCGACAATCCCTACCTCCGAGCTTACGATGTGGGCCGAGTCCGTGATGTTTGGGATAGGGAAGTCAATAGCGGGCTCGGGGACTAGGTCCGCAGAGCAGTACGCAGACGCAGTAGAGCACGCTGAGGCTCTTCTTGCCGTGTGCAAAGAACTGCAGGTGAGGCATCGTGACCTCTGAGTATGACGACGAGAAGTTTGAGGAAATCAATCCCGAGTTCTTCGAGAACTTCGAAGGAGAAGAAGATGCAGACGAAGAATCCGAAGACGACCAACTTTCTCCTGAGTTTGTTAATCGATTAATTGATAAGATTCAGCAGTTTATGCACGTCCTTGTTGGGCACAACCTCCACTCGTATCAACTGCCTCTGAGCCGCCGAATTATTGAGTCGGTCATCATCAACGACGGTGAAGAAATAACGGCGCTTGCATCCCGTCAGTCGGGCAAAACCGAGACAGTAGCCGATACCCTGGCAGCACTGATGATTATCCTTCCCCTGCTCTCCAAGCTGTACCCAGACCTGTTGGGTAAGTTTAAAGACGGTTTATGGGTGGGCATGTTTGCCCCCACCGAATCGCAGGCAGAAACCCTGTTTAGCCGTGCCGTTTCCCGTCTGACGTCCGAGCGAGCTGTAGAGGTTCTTGGCGACCCTGAGATTGACGACCAAGCAAAGCGCGTCGGCGGAGTTACCCGAACAATTAGACTAAGTAGACTAGGTTCGTTCCTCACCATGATGACCGCGAACCCGCGTGCAAAGATTGAGTCAAAGTCATTCCACGTGGTTGTTATTGACGAGTGTCAAGAGGCCGACGACTTTGTTGTTTCTAAGTCAATCTCTCCTATGCTTGCGTACTACGCGGGAACTATGATTAAGACTGGCACACCCACAACTTCTAAAAATAACTTTTACAGGGCAATCCAACTAAACAAGCGTCGCCAAACTAACCGCGGTGGTCGACAGAACCACTTTCAGTGGGACTGGCGCGATGTGGCTAAGGTAAACGATAACTACGGAAAGTTCATCAAGAAGGAGATGCTCCGTATTGGGGAGGACTCCGACGAGTTCCAGATGTCGTACAACTGTAAGTGGTTGCTCGACCGAGGTATGTTCGTTACTCAAGGACTCATGGATGAGCTGGGAGACACCTCGCAGGAACTTGTCAAAAGTTGGCATCAAACACCCGTGGTAGTAGGTATCGACCCTGCTCGTAAAACTGACTCCACGGTAGTAACCGTGGTCTGGGTTGACTGGGACCGCCCTGACGAATTTGGGTATTACGACCACCGAGTTCTTAACTGGTTAGAAATCCAGGGAGAAGACTGGGAAGAGCAGTACTTCCAGATTGTCAACTTCCTCAGCAACTATGACGTCCTTGCTATCGGAGTAGATGGTAACGGTGTTGGTGACGCAGTAGCCCAGCGGTTGAAGGTACTCATGCCGCGCGCAGAAGTTGTTCCCCTCACGTCCAGCCAGAAGGAGCAATCAACGCGGTATAAGCACCTTCAGGCGCTTATGCAACGACGTATGTTGGGATACCCCGCACACGCAAAGACTCGCCGCCTCCGCCTGTGGAAGCGGTTCATGCAGCAGATGACCGACGCGGAGATTAAGTACAAGGGAAACACATTTGTTGTGGAAGCCCCCGACGAGGCTCACGCACACGATGACTTTGTGGACTCGCTGTCATTGGCCTGCTCTATGACCGTTGATTTGGTCATGCCCACCATTGAAGCCTCAAATAACCCTTTCTTTTAGAATTTACGTTTATGCTGACAATCTCACGTTAGTTGGGCACACTAGAAAGTAGAAATGCGCAATTTCTATCGACAAGGAGTTAACAACATGGGTATTGCCCCCGCACCAGGTTTCCCCGAACGAGCACCTCAGGCTTACGAGCTCAAGATGGCTGGAAACGAAGAACGTCGTGGACCGCTTCGCTTTGAAGAAGGTCTCGCGACTGACACCGATGTTCCCACAGATTTCCAGAAGGGAATCGCAAGCGGCTTTGCCTCGGCCCCAGGTCGTCCGAACCGCAACGCTCCCGTATGGCAGAAGCCTGCCGCTGAGACGCTCGGAGAGCGCGCTCACGTAGGCTCGGCTTCATGGATTGAAGCACCGACATTCCTCGGTGAATTTGCTCACGGTTCGTTCACGAACTACGCTGAGCAGACTCACGAGATGGTCGTTCGCTCTGGTGCTCGCACCATGCGCATGAACCCGACTGTCGTAAACGACTAATTTCCTGATGAGGGGCTTTTGCCCACTTACGGCTGTATCTTAAGGTAGTAGCCAGGGTAGGCCCCTCTCAGGTCTTTCAGGAGACATAATGGGATTTGTACAGGGAGCTTCGGCTAGCGCCGCATCGGGTGCCGACCGTCACACAAATCGTGTCCCTACAAACCCCCGCCTTTGGAAACTCATCGTTCTTCAGGCAAAAATGAAGTTTAAGACTTATCCAAACCCCGCAGCATCTCACTGGGTGCACGAGCAGTATGTGCAGCACGGTGGGCAGTTTGCCAAGGATAATAGTAAGACTCGCGAAGCCATGGCGCAAAAACACCGCCATGACAAAGAGCGGGAGAAACACCAAGCAAAGTCTGAAAAGACTAAGCAACTAGAAAAGGGCGGAAAAAAGAATGACAACGAAAAGGACTAATCGATGAGTGGCGCATCGTATTTTGACTTCTCACCTCCGAGTTATCGTGCAGCGTCTTCAGACCTCACAATCAGCATCTCGCCCCTTGGGCTCGTAGAACTTGCTGACGAGGAGTTTGAGGTCCACGGACCGCGACTTAACCGATACTCGCTCAACTGGGCGATGTACCTCGGTCACCACTGGGGATACCGCCGCGAGCAGGGCGAAATGCAAATCTCGGTTAACTACTACCGAGCAATGCTTGATTACATCGCTCGCTTTACATTTGGTAACGGTGTGCGTTTCCGCACCCCTAAAGTTACTGAAGCAATTGTTCCCGACATCCTAGACAGAGTGTGGGAGGTAGACAATGACAAAAAGCGTGTTCTCCTGGAGATGGCTCAGACGGGTGGTATCACGGGCGATACCTTTGTTAAGGTTGCCTATGAAGAAGCGTACGAAGACGCTATTGGTCGTTTTCACCCAGGACGTGTCCGAATCCTTCCACTGAACCCCGCGTTCTGTTTCCCCGAGTTCCACCCCCATGACCGTACGCGTCTCTTGCGCTTTAAGCAGAAGTACCGTTTCTGGGGCACCAGCCTTGAAGGAACCCGTCAGGTATTCACCTACACGGAAATCCTTACGGATGACATTATCGAAGAGTACATCAATGATGAGCTAATCGATAGCCGACCCAACCCCTTGGGTCTCATCCCCGTTGTACACATCCCTAACATTCCAGTTTCAGGTAGCCCGTGGGGTCTTTCCGACGCACACGACATCATCTCCCTGAATCGTTCGTACAACGAAATTTCTACGGATATCGCGGACATCATCAACTACCACGCCGCGCCCGTTACCGTCATCGTCGGTGCAAAGGCCTCTAACCTCGAAAAGGGCGCAAAGAAGGTCTGGGGTGGACTTCCCAAGGACTCACAGGTATTCAACTTGGAAGGTGGGGCTTCGGGCCTTGCTGGAGCCATGGAGTTCCTTGACCGTATCAAGATGTCAATGCACGAACTCATGGGTATCCCCGAAACGGCTCTTGGTCAGATGCAGCCTATCTCAAACACTTCGGGTGTCGCGCTGTCCATTCAGTACCAGCCCCTGATGAACCGCTGGCAGCAGAAGACCGCGCAGTACGGTATCGGCATTGAGAAGATTAACGAACTTATTCTTCTTAACCTTGCAATCAAGGAACCAGAGACGTTTGTATACAACCCCGAAACTAACGGTCCCCTAAAAGAAGGTCAGCTCACGCAGCTCGACCCTAACGACCCGTTGACTTACCAAACCTCGGTGTACTTCCCCGCGCCGCTCCCGCTCGACAAGCTGGTTCTCCTCAACGAGATTCAGCTCAAAATGCAGATGGGTCTGGAATCCAAAGAAGGTGCTCTGCGCGCTCTTGGCGAGGAATTCCCAGAAGAGAAGCTCCAAGAGATTCGCTCCGAACTCATTGCGGACGCAACCAGCGATGGCGCGCTCCAGATGGTTCAAACTCAAATCACCAAGGAAATCATGGACATCACAGGCATGATGCCTGGACCAGACGGTCAGGCTATGCCGATGGACCCCATGATGCTTGGTGACGGGGACATGATGGGTGACGGAATTGTGGGTCCCGCTAACGCGGATTCCGCAATGAACCCCGAGCTCAACTCGAACCCCCTCCAAGACCAAGCCGAGGTTAACCTCCGCGAACAGCTTGTCACTGAGGCGTACGGGACTAAAATCCCACAACGTCGCACTGTCGAGAAAGATAACTAACCAGTGAGTTTAGACAGACAACTAGTTTAATCCTAGATTTACTGGTAATAGTAACAAGGTCATGTGTCACGTCCCTTCTGGGGCAATCGGAAAAAGACCCTTATCACAGAAAAGAGACTCCACTATGGACGAACAAATCACAGATGCGGTAACTACCGTAGAGGCTGATATCGACGCAGCCAACCCCACGGTCGAGGCTGTGGCTTCTCAAGGTAACGCGATGGCAGATGCAATTGCAAAGGCCCGCGAACAGGAGAAAAACAAGCTCTACCCACAGATGGAAAAGATGCGCGAAGAACTTTCGTCACTCAAGAAGTCTGAGGAAGAGCGTATCGCACAAGAAGCGGCTCGTAAAGAGCAGCGTCGTCAGCGCGATGCAGAGGTTGCCGCACAGAAGAAGCGCGAAGAGGATGAAACTCTTGAGCTTCGTGACCTTCTATCAAAGAAGGAAGCTGAATGGCAGTCACAGCTGGAAGCTGAGCGTACTGAACGCGAGAAGGCATTTGCTCTTCTTGAGCGTGAGCGCGAATTCCAGGAACTTCAGCAGTACCGCGCTCAACGCGTTGAGCAGGAGCGCGACAACATTATCCCCGACCTGATTGATATGGTTCAGGGAAATACGCAGGATGAGGTCGAAGCAAGCATTGCTTCGCTCAAGGCCAAGTCTGCAAACATCTTTGACTCGGTTGCGCAAGCTGCGCAGGCAAGTCGAAAGGAGATGCAGGGAGCACGCATTACCGTCCCAGCATCAGGACCCCTCGACAACGACTCGGACTCACGCTCGTACTCGCCAGAAAACATCGCTGAGATGTCATTGGCGGACTACGCTAAGAACCGCAGCAAATTGCTCGGTGGAGCAAGCAATAATCGTGGACAGGGACTATTCGGGTAGTTTAACCCACCAACCCTCAATTCACTAAACAGAAAGGTTGAAACCTCATGGCTTCAGCTATTACAGGGACAGGCCAGCTTGCTGGTGCTCCCACAGCCTACTCGGGCAGCAACTCGCAGCTCTCGCAGGCAATCCAGACCATCTGGTCGAAAGAAATCCTCTTCCAGGCTATGCCTATCCTCCGCTTCGAGCAGTTCGCTGTTAAGAAGACGGAACTCGGTGTTGCTCCTGGACTCCGCGTTAACTTCTTGCGTTACAAGAACTTCGCGGTCGACACGACTCCTCTTACTGAAGGTGTCCGTATGACCACGAACGCTCTGACCGCAGAACAGATTGCTATCACTGTTGCAGAGCACGGCTACGCAACGGCAGTCTCGGAGCTCCTCCTCAACTCGTCGTTCGATGACATCATGGCATCGGCTTCGCGTCTCCTCGGTCGCCACATGGCACAGTACCTCGACGTCCAGGCTCGCGACACTCTGTCGGCTGCCACTTCGGCTGTCTTCGGTTACGACCGCTCGGGAATCACTGGTGGAGCTTTCACCAACTACGACGAAGGTGTTGCTGCGGACGCAATCTCGGACCTCGACGGCAACTTCAAGTTGACCACGGGTGCCATCAAGGATGCTGCTCTTACTCTCGCTGGTAAGAACATCCCCCGCATTGGTGAGACCTACGTCATGTTCGTTCACCCGAAGCAGTCGCGTGACCTTCGCTCGAACCCTGAGTTCATCGAAGTTACGAAGTACGCCGCTCCTGGTAACTTCATGCTTGGTGAAATCGGTCGTCTCTACGACGTCGTCTTCATCGAGACCACTCAGGTCAAGAAGCTCGCTGCTTCTGGCTCGTACACCACCTCGACGCTTGTTGGCGCTCCCGCCAACGCAGGTTCGGTTCCCGTCAAGGCGAACACCGCTCCTGGACAGGGTGGAAACCCTGAGTCGGCTAACTACACTGCAGAAGCGGGTTACCTCACTTCGGCAACTGGAAACGCAGCTGATGTCTACGAGTCGCTCATGATTGGTGACAACGCTTTCGGACACGCGATTTCGCTGC